TGCACCAACTGGCAATGCTGCCAAGACGTATTCGCCTGACGACATCAGAACTTTCTTCGATGCTGTCCGTCAAGGTAAATACAAAGGCCGTGAAGCAGAGCGTGACCGCATTGAACGTGACATCTTTGCTGCACAGCGAGATGGTCGCATAACTGTTAACGCTTGATTAGAGGAGTTTTATCATGGGATTTCCCGTTTCCGCAGGCCGTCCGAACTATTCGGGCAACTTCATTCCCGAAATTTGGTCGGGTAAACTGATTGAGAATTTCTACGATGCCACCGTGCTCGCAGCAATCTCTAATACCAACTACGAAGGTGAGATTCGTCGTATGGGTGACACGGTTAACATCCGTACCACCCCTGAAATCACCATCAAAACCTATGTCAAAGGCCAGACGCTAAGCGTTGAAAGCCCTGACAAGCCTAAGCTCCAGCTTGTTATCGACAAGGGCGAGTACTTCGCCTGTATCGAAGATGATGTGGACAAGGTTCAGTCTGACATCAACCTCATGGACACTTGGTCTAAAGACGCTTCTGAGCGTATGAAGATTAAGATTGACCAGCGCGTGTTGACTGACATTCTGCCCGGCATTTCTTCTCTGAATAAGGGTGCAAACGCAGGTCGTATCTCTGGCAACATTGACCTTGGCACTACTGGTACTCCAGTAGCTATCTCCAAGACTAACGTGTTGGAATACATCGTTGACATCGGCACTGTTCTTGACGAAGCAAATGCTCCTGAGAGCGACCGCTTCATCGTCATTCCTGCCAAGATGGCTGGCATGATTAAGAAGTCTGACCTCAAGGATGCTTCTTTGACTGGTGACAGCGTGTCTGTTATTCGTAATGGTCGTCTCGGTATGATTGACCGATTCACCGTTTACATGAGTCACAACCTTAACAACGCAAGCGGTAAGTTCAGCATCATCGCTGGTCATAAGATGGGCTTCACTTTTGCCTCTCAAATGACTGAGATGGAGTCCATCCGCGCTGAGTCTACCTTCGGTAACATCATTCGTGGTCTGCAAGTTTATGGCTACCAAGTGGTGAAACCTGAAGCTTTGGCTCAAGGCGTTATTACTGTGTAATTCATGGGGGGCTTCGGCCCCCTCTTGCAACTTTTTAGGAGATTTGAAATGGCAACTTATACTGACTCTCTGGGCTTTAATAAAGGCTCTGCTGCATATCCTGCGGACTCTCTGAACAAGACTGTCCGTGTGGAAATCACTCTTGACTTCCCGGCAATCATTGCAGCACGCGCTGCTGCTGGTGCTACTGCACTGGCTGCTTCTGATGTGTTGGAAATTATCCCTATCCCTGCTGGCACTATCGTGTCTAACGTGGGTATGGTGGTAACTACTGCCGCTGGTGTCACTAGCACCTTGTCTATCGGTGACGGCTCCGCCGCTGCTGGTTACTTGGCTGCAACTTCAGTGAACGCAACTGGTACTTCTGGTGGTGTTCCTGTGTTGTCGTCTGGTGCGTTTGCTCCTACCTTGAGTGGTGGCAAAGTGTACGCTGCTGCTGATACTATCGACGTGACGATTGGCACTGCTGTGCCAGCCGCTGCTGTTGTTCGTGTCTTCGCAGTGTTGACAGACATCAACTAAATGTAAGTCAGGATAGGGGCTTCGGCCCCTTCCTTTTAAGGAGGCAACATGGCACAGAATGACCCGTATGGCGTAAAAGCAGTGCAACTATCTGCGGATGGTATGGCCTTTGTTGGTAATAACCTAGTTCGTAAAGTCGTGGTTATGCACAGCGGTGGTTCTGATGCTGTTGTCAAGTTTTATGATTTGGCTGCCGCACCTTCTGGTGGTGAGTCTTTTTACACAATCAATGCGTATGGCAAAGGTCTGACACAGGTCGATATGCCAGACCCCGGTGTAGAGTATTACAACGGGATGTACATTGATTTACCAGCCGATTGTTCAGTTACTGTTTGGTACGAGACACCATAATGGCTACGAAAAAAGACCCACGACTAGAGCGTGCTGGAGTATCAGGCTTTAATCAGCCTAAGCGTACTCCAAGCCACCCGACTAAAAGCCACGTTGTTGTGGCAAAGTCTGGTACTGAAGTAAAGACGATTCGCTTTGGACAGCAGGGTGTATCTGGCTCTCCAAAGAAACAAGGCGAATCTGAGTCCTACAAGAACCGACGTGAGTCTTTCAAAGCACGTCATGCGAAGAACATTGCCAAGGGCAAATTGTCTGCGGCATACTGGGCTGACAAGGTGAAATGGTGAAACAAGTTTGGGACAAACCAAGACCAAAGGGGTTGGGCAAATCCAAACCTTTGACGCCTGAGCAGAAAGTGAAGGCAAAAGCAGCGGCTAAGAAAGCTGGGCGCAAATACCCAAACTTGGTCGATAATATGAACGCGGCAAAAAGGAGAACTTGATGCGTTATTTGAAAGACCAAAGTGGTTTTATCTACGAATGGAATGAGATTCTTGCAGCTAACCCTGCTTGTGTGGAAGTGACTGAGGAAGAAGCCTTCCCTGAGAAGTTCATTCCGAAGAAGCAAAAGGGTCGTAAGTCCGGTCTGACTCTGGAGACTCCTGCTGAGGAGATTCCTGAGGAGCCTGCCTACGAGAACGCTGAACTCAACGCAGAAGCATCTAAGGGATTACCCGAATGATACTCAACGATGTAATCATTGAGGTGCGTCGCCTCATCCAAGATAACGCTGCACCGCAACGTTACAGCGATGCGACGTTGCTGGGCTTTGCCAATCAGGCTTTGAAGCGTATGGCTGTGTTGCGCCCTGACCTCTTTGCTTACATCGGTGAAATCCCCTGTACGGCGGGGCAGGTTCTGCAATCTCCGCCTACGGAATCTCTCCGTATTATTGAGATTTTCCAAGTCAAGGATGGTGCTGGTGTAACTGAGGTTGACCGCACAACGCTTGACCAGACTTACCCCGGATGGATGAATGACCCGGCTGGCCCGACTGTTAACTGGATGCGCCATGTGCGTAACCCTAACAAGTTCTTCATCTACCCCAAAGCCCCCGTAGGACAAGTGCTTATCGGGGAATATGCACAGACTCCCCCTACCTACACTGGTGCGCAGACCGTAGAACTACTACCTGATGCGTTCTTTCCCGTTGTTATTGACGGCACTGTGTTCTTGGCTGAGTCTGTCGATAATGAGCATGTCAACTCTAACCGTGCGCAGTTGTTCCAACAGTCCTTTACACAGGCTTTGGGTGTGAGCGCACAGGCTCGTTCCTTGACCGATACCGAGGAGTCTGGCATCCCTGCTGAACAGGTGATTGCATCATGAGTACACGCACTTTCATGTCTCTCGTTACACGCTTGGCTCCTAGTGTGCCGGGCTGTCCTCAGCCTATCATCGAACAACATGTTCGTGATGCTGCGATTGAGTCATGTGAGCGCACGTTAGCTTGGCGTTTTGAGCAGCCTGTTACTCCGTTGACCCCCGGTGTTTTTGAGTATCCATACAACAACCCGCTTCAGACTGAGGTTCACGCTTTCCTTACGGCGTCTGTCAACGGTAATGCGTTGGAGCCTGTCACACTGGAGCAGTTGTATGACCGACTTCCCAACTGGCCTGACCTAGACCCTGACCAGCAGACTACGCCTAGGTATATCTGCCAGCTTGACCCTGACAACTTTGTTATTGCACCATCGCCTGATGCGTTGACTGCGTACGCACTCAAGATGATTGTGGTCTTGAAGCCGTTGCGCACTGCAACAGGAATGGATAAAGCGGTGTTTGATGACCTTGAGAATGTCATCATGCACGGTGCGTTGCAGCATTTGCTGGTTATGCCCAACAAGAATTGGAGCGACCGTGAACTGGCGACCTACCACGCGAAGCAGTATCTTTCTAAACTAACCGAGCGCAGAGCAAGGGCGAACTTGGGTGCGGCACGCGCCTCGATGTCCGTTCAGATGCGCCCCCTAGCGTGAGGACGATATGGCGACTGATGTAATTCGTTTAGTAAAAGGTGACGAAAGGCCAGTCATTGTTCTGACGTTGACTGATGATGTAACGGGTAGTCCGATTGATTTATCGTTAGGTACAACTA